TGATCCGACGCAACCTGATCGACCTCGCGTACGACACCGGGGTACGCCTGGCCGACCTGCTCGGCCCGGGCGCCGACGCGTGGGGGGCCCGAGACCTGGCCACGCTGTTGGAGCTGCAGCAACTACGCGCCGAGCAGATCGCCCGGGCGCAGCAAGGGGGGTGACCGTGGCGAGCGTCGACGAGTTCGTGCGCGAGCTGCGCCGCTTCGACGGCCGGCGCACCGTCGTGCAGACGATGCGCCGGCGGCTGCGCGGTGGCCAGCTCGAGCAGCGCGCGGCGACGCGCGAGGCGTACCTCGCCGAGCTACCGAAGGGCGGAGGCCTCAACGTGTGGGCGGCCGCGTCCGGCGTCACCGTGGCCATCCGGTACGCCGGCCGGCTCGCCGGCATCCGGGTGCGCGGCTCGCGCAAGTCGGGCAAGGGCAAGGCCGACCTGCGGCGCCTCGACGCCGGCGCCGTCCGGCACCCGTCGTGGGGCCGGCGCACCCGCGGCAGCTGGCACGTGCAGCAGGTCACCCCGAACGTCTTCACGAACAGCGTCGACGTCGACGTGTGGCTGCCCACCGTCGACGCCGTGCTCGACGAGGCCCTGCAGGTGATCCGTGGCGCGTGACGTAGAGGCAGACCTCAGGGTCCGGGATCAGACCGGGCCCGGCGTCGACTCCGCCGCCCGGAAGCTCGACGGGTACGCCCGCAAGGTCAAGTCGACCGGCCTCGACACCGAGAAGTCGCTCGCCGGGAACATGAAGCGTCTCGGCGACCGGCTCGGCCGGGAAGGCGCCGGCGTCGGCGCCAAGTTCGCCGGCGATTTCCTGTCCGGGTCGGCGCAGCTGATCAGCCGCGGCGGCCCGGCGCTCGCCGTCGCCGCCGGCGCCGCGGCCCCGTTCATCTCCGCCGTCCTGTCGGGTGCCGTGGTCGGCGGCGCCGGCGTCGGCGGCATCGTGGGCGGCGCGATCATCGCCTCGCGCGACGCCCGGGTGAAGGCTGCCGGCGAGCGGCTCGGCGAGCAGCTCATGTCCCGGCTCGAGAAGTCGGCGCAGCCGTTCGTGCCCGTCATGATCGCCGCCGCGGACCAGGTCGGGCAGGCGTTCGAGGGCAAGATCGGCAAGAGTCTCGACCGCGTGTTCAGCATGTCGTCGACGTACCTGCGGCCGCTGCTGTCCGGGGTGCTCGGGTTCGGCGAGGAGGCCGCGGACGCGTTCGCTGACGTGGTGGCGGCCGCCCGGCCCGTGATCAACGTGCTGCGCGACGACCTGCCGACGCTCGGCCGGCAGTTCGGCGACATGCTGCGCGCGATCGCCGGCGACGGCGAGGCCGGCGCCCGGGGTCTCCACGTGGCATTCAAGCTGGTGGGGTTCACCCTGCAGTGGACCGGCGCCACCCTGGCCAACCTGAACATGCTGTTCGAGAAGACCATCGAGTACGGCCGCTATCTCGGCGCGGGCCCGTTCTTGAAGCTGGTCGGCGCGCTCGAGAAGACCGACGCCGCTACCACCGAGGTCACGGCGTCGACGATGGGTTTCGAGCGCGCGCTCGAGGCCGAGGCATCCGCGGCGCAGCGCACCATGCGCACGCTCGAGGAGCTGCGCGACAGCAACCTCACCGCGGCCGAGTCCAAGACCCGCTTGGCCGAGCAGTCCCGCGAGGCAGCCCGGGCCATCCGGGACAACGGCCGAGCGACCAGCGACAACAGCAAGAAGGGCCGGGAGAACAACGCCGCGCTGCAGGGTCTCGCCCGGCAGATCAACAGCACCCGCGACGCCATCGTGCGCCAGACCGGCAGCACGTACGCCGCGGACGCAGCCATGCAGACCGCGCGCAGCACGTTCGTCCGGCTCGCCATGCAGGCCGGGCGCACAGCTGGGCAGGCCGAGCGGCTCGCCAACGAGCTGCTCGGCATCCCCAAGGTCACCCGGCCGAAGATCGACGTCAACAACGCCGAGGCGCTGCGCAAGGCGCGGCAGGCCGACGCTGCGATCGAGCGGGCGGCCCGGGACCGTACGGCCCGCATCACGGTCCAGGTCAACAACATCAACGCCGCGCTGGGCCCGCTGCGATCGTTGCGGTCCGCGGGCGCCAACTTCGGCGCCGGCGACGGCGGCTATCGGTCCGCCGTGCGCATGGGCGCCGGCGGCAGCCCGTCGACGTCGCGCACCGGCGGCCCGGCCGAGGTGTCCGTGCTGTCGGAAACCACCGTGCTGCTCGACGGCGCGCCCGTCGTCGCCCGGGCCCGCACGGTGGCCCGGCAGGAGATCGCCTCGCAGCGGTGGCGGGAAAGCGTGGGCCGGCGATGACGATCACGTTCGTAGGCGTCGGCACGGCGGCGACCGCGGTCAACGCCGGCGTCACCCCGGGCGTCCCGGCCGGCGTCGCCGTCGGCGACCTGGTGCTCATCCACGCCGGCGCGCGCAGCTCGGGCGCGTCCGTGGTGCTGCCGTCCGGGTGGGCGCACGTCGGTTCGGGCACGGGGCAGCGCGTCATCGGCCGGTTCTGGCAGACCGGCGACGCCATGCCGCTGGTGACGTTCACGGGCACCGTCGCCGGCGACGACACCATCGCGCAGGCCTGCGCGCTGCGCGGGGTCGCGCCCGGCACCCTGACCGGGCTGCGGTACATCGAGTCGTCGCAGAGCAACGTCTCGGCGCAGAACATCGCCTATCCCGCGGCCGACGTCGACCACGACGGCCGCGCGCTGATCATCGCCGCGTGGAAGCAGGACGACGCGAGCAGCGTCGCCAACCCGACCGGGTTCTCGGCGATCGCCACCACCTCGAGCACGGCCGGCAACGACATGCTGCTGACGTGGAAGTACGCGATCCAGACGACGGCGGCCGACCTCGCCGCCGGCAGCATGACCGTCACCGGCGGGGTGGCCGCGCTGTCGAGCGCCGTCGTGATCGGGCTGTCGCCGGCGGCCGCGCTCACCGTCGACGAGCAGGACGTGTGGCCACCCCGCAACCTGATCACCCTGTCCGGCCTCGACGTCGGCGATGACGTCGAGCTGTACCGCGTGGTCGGCGGCGAGCGCACGCTCGTGCGCGCCGGCGCCGTCGAGGACCACGACGCGACGGCGTTCCTGCGCGTCGACGCAGAGCTGCCTTTCGGGGTGCCCGTGCAGTACCTCGCCGTCGTGAACGGCGAGGACGAGTACACCAGCGCCGCGGTCACCTACCAGCTGCCCGGCGGCAAGGTCGCGCTGACCGACGCCGTGACCGGCTTGGCGGCCGAGGTAGTCATCGGCGCGTGGCCATCGCGCCGGCGCGAGCGTCAGGCCGACCGCTTCAACGTCGGCGGCCGCACCGTCATCGTGTCCGGCGACGTCGGCGGGTTCACGGGGCAGCTCGAGTTGATCCTCGAGACGTGGGCCGGCGTCGAGCAGGTGCTCGCCACCGTCGCCGGCGCGACCGAGGGTGTGCTGCAGCTGCGGCAGCCCGGCGGCTACAACGGCGTCGACTGCTACGTCTCGGTCACCGCCGTCGATGAGCAGCGCTGGTCGCAGGACGGCACGGACGACCGCCGGCGGATCGTGCTCGACGTGACCGAGGTCGAGGCGTGGGCCCCCGAGCTCGAGGCGACCGGGTTCACGCTGCAGGACATCGCCGACGCCTACGACGGGCAGACGTTGCAGGACATCGCCGACGACTACGCGACCCTGCTCGCGCTCGCACAAGGCGAGTTCGGCTCATGATCGAGCTGTCCGACGCCGCTGCGTCCGTGCTCACCCGATCGTTCCGGCGGTACGTGCGCGCCGAGAGCTGGCTCGGCGAGCAGCTGCTCGCCGAGGACATCCCCATCTCGGCCGGCGCCGAGCAGGTCGACCGGGCGCTGTCCGTGCCCGAGCGCGTCACCCTGCAGGTCCCGCTCCGCGACCGCGGGACCAGCTGGGCGCCCGTCGACGACGACTCGCCGCTCGCCGCCAACGGCCAGCGGCTGCGCGTCGAGCTGGGCGTCGGGATCGGTCACGGCGCGATCGAGTGGCTCACCCGCGGGTGGTTCGTGATCCACTCCGCCAAGCCGCAGGGCGCCGCCGTCGACGTCGAGCTGCGCGGCCTGCTGCAGCTGGTCGACGAGGCCCGGCTCGTGTCGCCGTATCAGCCGTCGGGCACGCTCGGCTCGACCGTGCGCGGCCTGGTCGAGCCCGCGCTGACGGTGGCTTTCGACACCGGCCTCACCGACCGCGCCGTCCCGGCCGGGATGAACATCGACGAGGACCGCCTCGCCGGCGTCTACTCCGTGCTCGACGCGTGGGGGGCCGACGCCCGGGTGACCGAGGAAGGCTGGCTCGAGGTCGGGCCGGCGGCCGACCCGACAGAGGCCGTGCTCGACCTCACCGACGGCGCCGGCGGCACGGTCGTCGACGTCGCCGGCGAAAGCACCCGCGAGGGCGCTGTGAACGCCGTGGTGGCCCGTGGGACCGACAGCGCGGGTAACCAGGTGCAGGGCGTCGCCTACGACACCAGCGGCGGCCCCAAGCAGTACGGCGGCGACTTCAACCCGCTGCCCGTGCCCGAGTTCTTCGAGTCGCCGCTGCTGACCACCGTGGCGCAGGCGCAACTCGCCGCCCGCACCCGCCTGGCCCGGAAGCTGCGCGCCGTCGCGCGCACGTTCGAGGTCGCGTGTGTGCCGCACCCGGCGCTGCAGGCCGGCGACCTGGTGACGCTCACCAGCGGCCGACTCGGGCTGCAGGCGCAGCCGTGCGTCGTCGAGCGACTGACGCTGCCGTACCTGCCGGGTGGCGGCGCCATGCAGCTGGCCGTGCGGACGGTGGCGTGATGGCGTCGACGCAGCTGCTCGCCACCGCCACGGCCGCCAAGTCCGGCAGCACCGTCACGGCCACCGTGAACGGCACCGTGACCACCGTGCAGGTCGCCCGAGACCTCACCGTCGCCTCGGGCGACGTGCTCGTGGTGCTCAAGATCGGCACCGAGTGGTTCGCGGTGGCCCGGGCGTACGCGGCCGCGCCGACGCCCGTCGAGACCAACGACCCGCCGCCGCCACCGAAACCGAGCGTCCAGACCGGGCGCCTGGTCGTCGCGCCCGTCGAGACCCGCAGCTACCGCGGCACGTACGGGTGGCGCACCGACAACGCCGACGTCTACCAGGGGCAGTACGGCGGCTGGGGCAACCACTACGGGTGCGCGTTCTACGGCCGGAAGCCGCGCAGCCTCGACGGCGCCACCGTCACCAGCGCCAGCATCCGGGTCCGGCGGCTGTCGGGCGGCACGTACGCCGCGCAGACCACGACGCTGCGGCTCATGACGAACAGCACCAGGCCCGGCGGCGCGCCGACGCTCACCAGCTCGACGACGGGCCCGAGGCTGGCCGTGAACGCGCAGAACGACAGCTTCACGGTGCCGACCAGCTGGGCGCAGGCCATCGTCGACGGCGGCGCCGGCGGCCTGGCCATCTACGATGCCGGCGGCTCGCCCTACGTCCGGCTCGCCGGCCGGGGCAGCTGGTCAGCCGCATGGACGCTCACGATCAACTGGCAGCGATAGGAGGCACCCGTGCCCGAGACCTCACTAGGCCTGCGGTACCCGGCGGCGACCGGGCACGGCCGCATGTGGGAACACCTGCAGGACCTCGCCGAAGACGTCGACGACACCATCGCGGCGCGCGGGCTGCTGTCGACGAACAGCAGCACCGTGAACACCAGCACGACCAGCAGCGCGACCGCCGTCGCCGGCTCGACCGTGGTCGGGGTGACGTTCGTCGCGCCGCCGTCCGGGCTGGTGCTGATCACGGCCGCGCTGATCATCAACGCGAGCGCGGCCGCGGGCAACGCCGGCGGCGGGTTCGTCGTGAAGACCGGCGGGGTGATCGGCAGCGGGACCACGGTCTACGACCCCGCCACCGAGCCGAACGCCAAGATGGCGCAGAACGGCTACGCCGGCGCGCTCGCTGGCACCGTGACCGACCTGGTTGGCGGTTTGACGCCCGGGAACACCTACAACGCGTATTGCGCGCACTGGACCGCCTCGGGCACCGTGGCGTTCTTCTCGCAGAAGATCAACGTCCTGACGCAGTAGAGGAGACTCCACCCCATGAAGACGCTCACCTGGCAGGCCGTGGTCCTGCTCGCCGTGCTCTCGGGCGCGGCCGTGGCCCTGGCCGCGCTCACCACGATGACGCCCGAGCAGATCATCGCGCTGGTCGCCGTGCTCGCCGGCGTCGCCGGCGGCAGCTTCGCCGGGCAGGCCGCGGCGCAGCAGGTGCAGGGCCGGGTCGATCAGATCCACGCCGAGACTGCGTCGCAGACCGAGACGCTGGCCACCATCGAGCGGCGCACCAACGGCGAGCTCGACGCCCGGATCAGCGCCGGGATGCAGCAGGCCGCGCAGGACGGCGCCGAGGCCGGCGCCGCGCTGGTGCTGCGCGAGCTGGCCGCGCAGGGCGTCATCGAGACCCCCGCCGTGCCGGCCGGGCGCGCGTCGAGGCTGCGCGCGCCGGGCGCGTTCGGCAGCGCCGTCGTGCAGCCGCGGCCGCCGGCGCCGACCGGATGGCTGCAGACCGAGGGTGGGACGGGCCAGTGAGCTGGGGAGGGCTCAACCCGGCGCTCACCGCGTACCGCAACGCCATCAACCTGCGGCTGCCGAACCGCGGCCGCCACTCCGACGGCGGCTATGCCGACCTCGCGCACGGCTCGACGTCACAGCACCAGCCCGACGCAGACGGCACGGTCGACGCGTTCGACATGGACGTGAACCTGCTCGCCAGCTCGGCGCCGATCGGCAGCGCGGCCGAGCTGCAGCTGATCGAGGCGTTGAAGCTCGACTTCGAGCAGGACCCCTACGGCCGCGGGCAGCTGTGGATTCACCACCGCGAGATCGCCAACCGCGACGTCGACAACTGGCGCGAGCGCGGCTACTCCGGCGACAACCCGCACACCCAGCACGTTCACTGGCAGTCCCGGCAGTCCCGCGAGCACATCGCCGCGGCCTGGCCGCTCCCCCGCTTCGATCACCTGCTAGGAGTGATGTTCATGACCCCCGCTCAGGAAGCCAAGCTCGACCGGGTGCTCGCCGCGCTCGACCAGCTGCCGGCCGACGTGTGGAACCACCGCGAGAGCAACCCGAACCCGCAGCCCGGGCGCATCCCCGAGACGACCGTGCGCATGGGTGGGGTCCTGCGGACGCAGGACAACCTCGCCGAGCGCGACCGCGAGCAGCTGCTCGAGCGGATCGACGCGCTCGCCGCCGACCAGTCGCGCCAGCTGCAGCAGGTGCTCGACCTGCTCGCCCCGCCGCAGTAGGGTCGGATCGACAGCCCTGAGCAAGCTGCCGCGTTGGTTCCCCCGATGTT